GATCGCGAGGCCAGGCTGCGCGAGATCCACGGCGCCATGGCCGATAGCTGCGAGCAGCTGCTCGGCCTCATCGACGATGCGACCGCCGATAGTGACGATGACGATGCCTCCCGAGCGGCCGATGCGGCGGCGGCCAGGAAGCGCAAGGCCGCCGCGCTCAAGCGAAGGTTGGCCTTGGCCACAGCCTGAGGCTGCGACAAGCCGGAAATACCTCCCTGGTGGAGGTCAGCCGCCGCCCCTTTGGGCGGCTTTTTTGTGTCCAACAGGAGCACCCCAATGGACCGTTTGCATGACATCCGCCAGGCCTTGGGCAGGGCGGTCGATAAATTGAATACCGACGAAGTGGTCGGTGACGAAACGCTCTACGCCGAAACCGAAGCCGAGATTGCCCGCCTCGAGGGCCAGATCAGCCGCATGACCAGGGCGCAGGAGCGGTCCGCGTCGCTGGCCCGCCCGATCGGTGGGACGGACCTGTCGGAGGATACGGCGCTCCCCTCCAATTCGCAGATCACTCTCGACACCATCGCGCCCCGCTCGGTGCGGATGAGCTGGGACGCGAACAACTACCTGCGTGCCGTCCGCAGCACGATGGGCTTCGAGGTCGATCCCGTCCGGCATTTCGCGTCCTTCGGCGAGCAACTGCAGGCTGTGGCGCGCTACGCGCTGGCCGGTAAGGACCCGCATGCCCTCGATGCGCGGCTGAAACGCGCCCCGACCGGCGCGGGGGAAGTCGATCCCTCGGCCGGCGGCTTCCTGGTGCAGACCGATTTTGCGGCGTCGGTATTCGCGCGGTCCTACGATATGGGCCAGTTGCTTGGCCGCGTGCAGAAGCTCACTCTCAGCACCAGCGCCAATTCGATCAAGATCCCGGCCGTCGACGAAACGAGCCGTGCGCTCGGCTCGCGCTACGGTGGCGTCCAGTCCTACTGGGTGGGCGAAGGGTTAACTGCCTCGTCCACCAAGCCGAAGTTCCGGTACGTCGAGCTCGACCTCAAAAAGCTGCTGGCCAACTGGTACGTCACCGACGAACTTATGGCCGACGCTTCGGTGATGAATACGATCGCCAACCAGGCGTTCTCGGAAGAAATCACGTTCATGACCGAGGACGCGATCTTCCGTGGCACCGGCGCCGGCCAGCCGGCGGGTTTCCTCAATGCGCCGGCCACCGTTGCCGTCCCGAAGGAAACCGGGCAGGCCAGCAAGACCATCGTCTTCGAAAACATCGAGAAGATGTGGTCGCGCATGTGGTCCCGCTCCAAGCAGAACGCCGTCTGGCTGATCAATCCGGACTGCCTGCCGCAGCTCAACGCGATGTCGGTCGCCGTCGGCACCGGCGGTGTGCCGGTCTACATGCCGGCCAACGGTCTCGCTGGGAACCCCTACAGCATGCTGATGGGACGCCCCGTCATCGAGGTGGAATACGCCGACACCGTCGGCAACAACGGCGACATCTCGCTGGTCGATCTCAGCCAGTATGTGCTGGCGGACAAGGGCGGCGTGCAGGCGGCCTCGTCCATGCACGTAGCCTTCCTGACCGACGAAATGGTGTTCCGCATCACCTACCGCGTCGACGGTGAGCCGATCTGGAATGCTCCCCTGACGCCATACAAGGGCACCAACACCCTTTCCCCCTTCGTCACTCTCGCGGCTCGCTGACGTCCGCCGATCCACAGGGCGCGCGCCTTCGAGCGCGCGCCGCTTTCCGAGGCGCTTGATGGGGCGTCTGGGACAGCGGCGCTTTTGCCGTTTCAGCAGTCGGTTGCTGGTGTAGCCGACATTTTCGGGAACCCACTCACCATGGCACGTCAATTCTCCCTGCCGCAGAACCTCAAGGTGGTGCAGCTGCTCGCGCCGACCACCACCAACGGCGGCGCCAACAGCCGCCGCGTCAACCTGGCCAACGCCCACAAGGCGTGGATCGTCGTCGAGCTGAAGAACGCTGCCGGCTTTGCCGAGGTGGTCACGCTGCAGCAGGCGACCGCGATCACCGGCGGCTCGACCGCGGCAGGGCCGGCCAGCACCCAGAACTGGAAGAACGAGGACACGGCGACGCTCGATGCGCTGACCAAGAATGCCAACGGCAACTCGGTCACCACCGACACCAACGTCAAGTCCAAGCAGATCATCTTCGAGGTGCTCCCCGAGGATCTGACGGCCGGCTACCAGTATATCTACGCCAACCTGTCCGACAGCTCGCAGGCCACCAACTTCGCGTCGGTCACGGCCTATCTGCTCGAGCGCTACGCCCAGGCCATTCCGCCGAGCGCGGCCGCCTAAGCCGTCCTTTCCCAGGCGAGGTCACTTTCGCCTCGCCTGTCCGCCTTTCCCTAATCGTCACGTTTCGTGGCGGCCGCTTCACCGGCCGAGCAGGAGATTCGCATGACCACACGTTCGAAGTATCGCAGCGGCGTTCAGACCTTCTACGAGGACATCAACTTCGAGACGGTCATGCCGATGTCGCCGCTGATGTTCGGCGACGATTTCATCGGCGCCGGCCACACCGCCGGCATCCCCGCGGCCGGCTCGCCGACTGCCGGCTACCCCTGGGTCAAGAAGATCGTCGGCGCGGCGCCGCCCACCGTCGCGCTGGTGACCAACGGCGGCGGTGGCCAGGTGCAGGCAGCACTGACATCCGCCAGCCAGAAGCAGGACGCGGCGCTCTACTGGAACGACAGCCTCGCAATCGATGTCACCAAGGGCGCGGTGTTCGAGGCGCGGGCCAACCTGGCGGTGCTGCCGAGTGCAGCAGGGGTGCAGATGGTCATCGGGCTCGCCGCGGCGTGGATCGATGGGCCCGACAACAACACTTACTACCTTCAGTTCGGCTGCACTGCGAACGGCAACCTGCTGGTGCGCTCGCAGGATGGGGTGACGCAGAATTCGATCGCGGCGGCGATCGCAGGCGTCCCCACCGTGATGGACACCAGCTTGTTCCACACCCTGCGCATCGACTGCCAGGACGTGACCGATATCGGCTTCTACTACGACGGCCAGCGGGTGAACGGGAACAAAACGGTCGCCTTTGCTGCGACCGGTGGCAACGCCATCCTGCAGCCCTATGCAGCGGTCTACAAACCCTCCGGCACCGGCGTCGCGACCCTCAACATCGACAAGATCGACGTGTGGTCGAACCGCTGATGCTCAACCGGATAATCAGCCCGGCGCCGGCCGGCCTGCCTCCCAACCGACAGGAGATTACCAATGCCGACCCCGACCGAGACTGCGCCGGCCGAAACGACGACAGACACCAGCCCGGAAACTTCAGTCGAGCTGCCGCCCGAACCGATGCCGCCCGCGACTCACGCCGTCGGTGACGAGATCGACGGTCTCGGCATCGTTGCCGGCGTTCGCGTCGTCCGTGGGGACGGCGAATACGTCAAGCTCGGCTCGCCCGACGCCGACTGGATCAAGCTCTAGCTTTCGCTGAGCCTCACGCAATATCGGAGGGCCCGCCATGGCAGGATCGATTGCCGTCACCTCGTCCGACATCGGGGGTGGCACCACCAAGTATTCGGTCGCCTGGACGTCGGACGCGAGTGGCAATGTCAGCGGCAACACGTTCGACATCAAACGCGGTGCCCTGATCCAGACGGTGTTCCTGCCTGGAACTGGGGGCTCCCAGCCGTCCAATGGCTATACGGCCGCCGTGAACGACGCGAACGCGATCGACGTGCTGTTCGGCGCCGGCGCCGGCCTTTCGAATGCGGTCGGCAGCTACAACCTGCCGAGCACGCCGGCGCTCCTTGAGGGCCAGACGGTAACACCGGTGATCAGCAATGCCGGCAACGCCAAGGGTGGCACCATCATCCTCTACGTGTGGCTCTGAGCGATGAGGGGGCTTCGGCCGAACCGCATGGGGTTGGGCAGTGGTGCGCCGCAGTTGGGCCCCATTGCGTGGACCTCCGGCATTCCCAACGAATACGGGACGCCCGGTTCTGCCGGCAGCCTTGGCGCGACCAACAAGCAGGTCGGCTCGACCACGCATTTCGTCTTCTATGAGGACATCGCGGACGGCAGCTTTTGTGTCGCCTTCTGGAATGGTGCCGCGACCGCCGGTCACGGCGAGTGGTCGGCCGGGGCGGCCGCGAGCATGCGCGCGTCCGTGCTCTGGATCGACCAGAACAAGGCGCAGCACATCACGCAGCTCGTCGCGGCCGACTTGTTGTCGACGACGGCAAATGTCCCCGATGGCGCTCTTGGCTGGCTTTACGGGCCGTCGATCCGCGGTCTCGTCGGCAGCCACGCCTGGGTGAAGTTCTGGGGTAACCTCGGCAACGGCGGCTACTACAGCCATGGCAAGGCCGACTATGCCAATGGCGAGGAACTGGTCTACGGCGCGACCGTCACCGATCACACCGGGGATTTCGGCTCTTACGGCAACACCTCGACCGCGTCGAACGACCATTATGGCCCCGTCTTTATCGGCGGCCACGCAAAGCGGCAGACGTTCCTCACCGATGGCGACAGCCGCGAGGCGGGTGTTGGTGTCGCCGGCGGCGTGCCCGACGTACCGAACAAGCTCTACGGCGGTCACGGCGCGGTCAACCGGCTGTTGATGCCCTATATGGCCGGCATCGATATCTCCGTGCCAGGCGCTACCGCGCAGGAAATGGCCGACCCGACCAAGACCGTGATGCGCGACTACATCGCCAAGACCCTGTCGGGTCCAAATGTCATCCGCATGGATGCGACCGGGATCAACGACACAATCTTTCAGGGCCGCACCTCGGCCCAGATGCTCGCCGACGCTGCGACCCGCGCCGCACGGCTCGGGCTCAAGACTTACCCAGTCACCCTTTACCCGGTGGTCACCGACGCGACCCACAACACCGTCTACAGTTCTGCCAACGACCCGCAGCGCATCGCGGTCAATGTCGCCCGGCGCGCAGTTGCCGGGGTCTATGACCCCGCGGCGGTGCTCGAGAGCGGTGTGACCCCTGGAACGCTCGGCACGCTCGCCGATATCTTCGACGGCACCCACGCCAACGCCACCGGCAACGAGCATGCCCGCACCGGCTCGGGTTACGACGTCGCCGCGAACTACAACGGGGTGGCCGCCGTACCCGCCGGCTTCCAGTTTGGCAGTGGCGCGGCCTATCAGTCGTTGGCGCTGGCGGATTCCTGGTCGGCGAGCGACGGCACCTTCACGCCGAACAATGTCTATTCGCCCGAGCACAAGCTCACCGCCGGTACGATGGTCGAAGCGGCCACCACCGCCAACCACCAGGTGTTCAAGCAACCGACGCTGAGCCTGGCGGCCGGCGCCCACACGATCACGCTGTTCGCCAAGCACGGCGTGGGGTCGCGCAACCTGCGGATCGAGACCTACAAGTCCGACTTCAGCACCAGCGGGATCGTGTCGTTCAACCTCGGCAACGGGTCGGTGTTCTTCACCGGCGGCACGAACGCGCTGTTCACCGCCCTGTCGGGGGCCGTCACCACGTTCGACGACTTCTACAAGCTGGTGGTCAGCTTCACCCTCTCCGCGACCCTGACCAACCCCTACATCATCCTCGATCTGGGGGACGCCACGGGGGTCAATGGCTACGCCGGTGACGGCACCTCGAGCGTTGTGCTCTGGGGATTGGACGCAAGGTAGGCTGCAATGCGGATCACCCTCAGAGACGACGGACAGCAGTTGCAGTGGCTTGACGTGGCCGAGGGGAAGGTCGCCAAGACCAGCGACGAGCACCTCGACGGCCAATGGAAGGGAGCCGACATTGTTGGCGTTCCCGTGGTAGGGGCGCGACTGGTCGCGCATCTGCAGTTCTTGCCCGAAGGCCGGACCATCACCGTAGAGGCGCCGATCGTCGAAATCGTCTGATCGGTCTCCCGGCCCTGGCAAATGATGTCGGGAACGTCCGAATTGCAACTTTATTAGGCACGTGCTTCTCTCGATGCCGGGAAGAGGAAGAGGCATGTCTGCTACATCAAAACTAGCGCGTGGAGCGCAACTTCGGCCCCTCGCGAGGCTGCCACGCGGCTGGACCGTAATCTGGCTCGCGCTGCTGGCGTGGGTGCTGTTCGTGCTTCTGGTGCTCGGCATTTGGAAGGCGGCCGAATTGGTCGGGCTGATTATCGTTCACGCCTGACGACATGACGTAGCGCTCGAACATCGACGCCCAAAGGCTCGCTTCGGCGGGCCTTTTCTATTGCCAATGGAAAGGATGCGACATGGCTTGGATTGTTCAGCCTTTGCAGCGCAAGGGCACCGAGGGGGCGCCGTTGGGTCTTTGGCATCTTTGCGCCGACAGCGACGAAGGCGGCGGCTTCTACGCCGGCTGCGACCACGATCACACGACGGCTGAAGAGGCGCGGGGCTGCCTCGAGGCGCGGAAGCACATCGGGGAGGTGACGGGTTTCCCGCTGGAATTTGATCTCATCACCATCAACGGATCGGCTGTCGGGTGGGTGCATGACGATCCGCTGACCTACGAGAAGATCTGCGAACTCGCCGGCAAGTCGCATGAGGCGACGGTGACATACTTTGCCGAGCTCGATGGCGACCTGACGCGTAGGGGCAGTCTTTGCCGCGGCCAGTCAGTGCGGACGGCCAAGAACATGCACATCAGTTGCATGGTCACCGGCTCGGCATAGCCGCCGGCAAAAAAACGGCTCCGGCGCTGCATGGGCGACGGAGCCGTCAGTAAGACCGCTATTGCGTAGGAGAGCAACGCTCCCGAAACGCGGTGCCTCGATGAATGTTCCCGCCCCGCAATGTTGCGAGCGCTCGTCAGCCTCGTCCATCTGGCGCCGACCGCCAAAAGGCTCTCGGCCTACATCACATGACAAAACGCAAAGGCCCCATCATGGCGAGCACGGGACTGGTGAGAATTTCCAAGGTGACGCCGCCTGGCAGCCTCGACCTCACCACGCTCGCAAACGTCAAGACCGAGCTCGGCATCACGACGACCGCGAGCGACGCTCAGCTGAGCCGCTACATCACTGCCGCCTCGACCGCTGCCGGGCAGTTCTGCAACCGCGACTTCGTTGTCGAGGCCGTCCAGGATGATTTCTACCCGCAGCGCGACGCCTACCCGCGACCGGTGAGCGGCGGCCTCGCGCCGCTGCAGCTATCCAGCTGGCCGATCGTCTCGGTCGCCAGCGTTGTCGAAAACGCCGTCACGCTGACCGAGGGGACGGATTTCGCGATCGATGCAGCCGACGGACAGCTCATCCGGCTCGACGGCAATCTCTATCCGACGCGGTGGGCGACCTTGCCGATCACCGTCATCTACTCGGCGGGGTACTCGCCGATCCCGGCCGATATCGAGGATGCTGTGATCCGGATGGTGCGCAATCGCTGGTTCGCCAAAGACCGCGACCCAATGGTCCGCACGGAAGATATTCCGGGGGTCCGCTCGGTGGCCTACTGGGTGCCGACCGGCACCGATGCCGGAAACATGACGCCCGACGTCGAGGACATCCTTTCCAACTACCGCGTGCCGGTGGTGATAGCGTGACCGACCTGGTTGCTGCCCTCGACGACGCACTGGCTCGCGCCGGCATGAACATCGTGCTGCGCCGGGTACGTGGCACTGCGCCGAGCCTCACGAATTACGATGTCACCGTGCGGGCCGCAGTGCGCAGCTATCGGCCGGAGGAGATCGTCGGGGGCGTCTCTGCGACCGACAGTCAGGTGGTCATCAGCCCGACGCAGATCGCGGCAGCAGGCTGGCCGGGCGACGGGGAAACAGGTTCGCCCGATCCGGCGCTGCCGCGCATCAACGACAAGGTCCTCATCGCCGGGCGGACCCGCAACATCGCCGCCGTGCGGCCATTCTATGTCGGCGACGAGCTGGTCAGGATCGAACTGCAGGTGTCGGGCTGATGCTCTCGATCAAGGTCGAGCCGCTTGCGCGTGATATCGAACTGCTGATCGCGCAGGACCTGTCGCCCGAGGCGCAAAGCGCGACGCTGGCCGCATTTGCGAGGGAAACGCTTGCGGAGGCCGAGGCGACAAACGAAGCCGCCCTGGGCCATGCCTCGCCGCACGAAACCTTCGTCGACGGCCGGGAAGGCGCGTCCGAGGATACGGTCAAGCCCGCCGGCCAGATCGTCTACGAGTTCCAGCTGGTCGAGGAAACGCTGGCGTGGATCGGGCAGCAACTGGTGCTGCATTCTCCGCGTCGAACGGGCCATTATGCCGCCTCACACATCCTGCTCGCCGATGGCCTCGAGGTCGATCCCGCGGCACCGATCCCGATGGCGTCGGAATACGTGTTTTCGTCGGTCGTGCCCTATGCCCGCAAGATCGAGGGTGACGACAATCGGGCCCCTGAATCCGAGCAGGCGCCGGACGGCGTCTATGAGGTGGTGGCGGCGCTCGCCAACCGGCAGTTCGGCAACGTCGCCCGCATTCGCTTCAGCTGGCGGCCGCTGCAGAATGCCGGCGCGCTCACCGAGTGGGCCAATTCCGCGAGCGCCGGGCTGCTCACCGCGAACCGGCGCGGCAATGCCGCCGCCAAGCACGACTGGCTGACCCGGCAGCCGGCGATCATCGTCACGGTGAAGTAGCATGGCCTCGGTTGCCGTTATGGATGCCGTGGACGCGCGCATCGCGAGCCTGTGGACGGCAACGTCGTACTTCGGACTCAACGAAGAGGGCGAGGCGCCGGCCGATCTCAGCGCCTTCCTCGAGGTGCAGTATCCGCTGGCCAATGCGCAGCAGATGTCTATCGGCTCGCCCGGAGCCCAGGTCTTTCGTGAGGAGGGCGGTATCCGCTTCGTGTTGAGTATTCCGCGCGGCGTCGGCACGCGCGACTGGCAGCTCAAGCTCGAGGCGCTGGTGGACGGCTTCCGAGCAAAGCGGTTCGACGGCGTCAATACCTGGGCACCGACCTCGCCGGTGCTCGACGACGGTAACGCTCGCGCCGGGTATTGGCGGCTGACGGCCGTGGTGCCGTACTACTTCGACATGCTGGGCTGACGGCCCGCATACCCCAACAGATCAGGCCTTTTCGGGAGCCTCCCTTATGGTTGACCTCCAGTCGACGAACCGCGTCAAGCTGAGCAAGGTGCGCGAGAGCACCTTTGGCGTCACGCCGGCGAACCCGGCGTTCAAGACCCGCCGCGCCACTTCGCACGGCCTCGGCATCAACCCGCAGACGGTGACTTCGAACGAAATCCGCGCCGATCGCCAGGTGCCGGACCTGATCCTCGTCTCCTACCAGTCCGGGGGCACCTCGGGCGGCGAAGCCTCGTTCCACGTCATGGACGACGACCTCGAGGAGGCGGTGCAGGGCACCTGGTCGGCAACGCCGAGCCGCGACAACGCCGGCACCGCCGACTCGGTCATCACCCAGGTGACCGCGGCCTCGCACACCTTCACGCACCTCACCGGCGCGGCGTTCGTGGCCGGCCAGTTGGTGCTTTGCTCGGGCTTCGGGCAGGCGGCCAATAACGGCGTCTTCAAGTGCACGACCGGTGGCACCACCACGTCGATTTATGCCGGCGCGACGCTTGCCGATGAGGCTGCCCCGGCGGCGAATGCCCGGATGAAGGCGGTGGGCTTCCAGGGTGCCAGCGGCGACCTTGCCATCTCTGGCTCGACGCTGACCTCGACCACGCTCGATTTCACGACGCTGGGCCTGTCGCCCGGCATGTGGGTCAAGCTCGCCGGCTTTGCCACGGCGGCCGACAATGACTTCGTGCGCATCGCGTCGATCGCGGCGCACACGCTCACCTTCGACCGCGTCCCAGCGAGCTGGGCGAACGATGCCGGCACCAGCGTCGTGGTCTCGGCCTACAGCGGCGACTTCCTGGTCAATGGCTCGACCAAGCGCTCCAACACCTTCGAGCGGCAGTATCTCGATCAGAGCCCGGTCGGCTACGAACTTCTGACCGGGCAGACGCTCGACAAGCTGAGCCTCACAATTCCGACCGCCAATATCGTGACCTTCAGCGAAGACTGGCTGGGCTCGGGCGGCAGCATTGCCAATTCGCGCGTCGCCGGCGCGACCGACATCGCGGCGCCGACCAACGACGTGCTCAACTCTTCGACCGACATCGGCCGCATTGGCTTCAGCGGTGCCAACGTCATCGGTCCCAATTTCGTGCAGCAGGCGACACTCGACATTGCCAACAACCTGCGGCGCCAGCAGGCGGTCGGTCATGTCGAGGCGGTCGGCATCGGCAATGGCGAGTTCACCGTCACCGGCACGCTCACCACCTATTTCGGCGACAAGACCGGGCTCGACAAGTTGATCGCCAACACGCTGACCTCGTTCGACTGCCGGATTGGCGGCGCCGACGTCAACAGCCCCTGCTACGTGCTCGACCT